TTTCCATATTTGCGCTTCCGCTTGTTGAAGCCTGCGCTACATCAGGACTGCTGCCCTGCTGCTTTCCTTTCATTCCTGTAAGGTTGCTGTTGTCAATGTTCAAATCGCACATAACCTTAAGCTTTTCGTTTTCCTGCTGCAATTGTTGTAATTGCATTTGTGCCTGCTGTAAAGCGTCAAGCAAAGTGCCATTTTTCTTAATTTGATTTATAACGTCGCTCTTGTGGTCGAAATCCATAATATTAAGGCAAGCAAGTGATTGGTCTGTATTCTGCGGATTGAAAAATCCTGCGCTGTAAAGCTGCAGTGCAAGTTCATTTTGTGCCGCCTTGCTGTACGGTGAAGCCTTTTGCGCCGCCACCTCAATATCAAACTCAGGCAGATATTGCGCCGTATCGCCTTGAAGTTCCTGCAATTTCAAATTGCTGTTATCGTATGTATCAAAATCGTCGGTACCGTCGTCACCTGTTATCCTTACATATCTCGGCAAATCATAAAACTGTCTCATACGCTCAATTATGAGGTAGATTATATTTTCAAAAGCGTCATACGTTCCCTTAATTGCCATTCTGCTTACTTTTGAGCCTGTTTCGATAAGTGCTGATATAGCGCTTGCGGCAGTAACACCGCTTGTTGTGCCGCCTGTTGATACATCACGGTTAGCCGTTGTTTCTTTAATCTCGTTAATCTTGCTGTCACGCTGAGTAAATACTGCACTGTCAAGTCCCTTTACATTAATTTCCCTTAAATCATCTTGACCGAGGTTTGTATTTGTTTTAACAAAAGGTTGCGTCCAATCGAGAAACTCTTCCTCGTTTATCTCGCTGTCTTGCCGCTCAAAATAGCGTGGCGTTGAGTTCATCAATACATTTTGGAGTATTCCTGCGTCCATTTTGTCAATGTATTCTTGCGGTTGCTTGCCTACGTCAATAAAGCCGAAGCCTGCAATAGTACCCTGCATAGGAAACATAACGTCAAAAACAAACGGATAATTACCGTCGTCATAATAGCCGTTCGGATATTCGTCAGGCTCATTTTCGGTTGCAAACAGCACAACATTATTAACGAACTTGCAGTAGTGAAGCTTACCGTCCTTTTTATACCACCAATCAATAACAAGGCTCTTATCGGTCGTATCGATATAGTCCTCATACAAATACTGCTTTAAATCAACTTCACCGTCGCTTGTTATATTTTCAGCCTCACTCGGATATTGCTTTTTCAGTAGGTCTGTATCAACAAGCTCAACAGTAAATACATTTCGGCTTTTTTGAATATTCGTTATACCGCCCTGCCAAAAGATTGAAAGAATATTTATATTTTGAATTTCAACGTCGCCTATGCCGTCCTTTTTCGGATTCCAACCTACGTATGTTACTCCGGTACCGCTCTTGCTTTTTTCGGATATATCTGCAATGTACGTTTTATAAAACTTATTTCGTTTCAAAATCATAGGAATAACATTCTTAAGTCTTTCCGCTTCGGGCACGTCGCCGCCTGTCCTTGCCCTTATATTTGCTTCGGGATAGTTGTCCGAAAAATCGGCAATTTTATTGGTAATTGAATTGAACAGCCACGCTGATGAAGAGGGCGTTTCAATACCGTTAGGATTTTCCCTATCTGCCTTTACTGCGTCCTTTTTCTTAATTTGCTCCCAATTATGTATCTTCCACCACTCTTCGTTGTTTACAACTCTGCTTTCAAGCGACTGCTTTTGTTGCTTGTATTTCTGCAGCGTTTCACGTGCTTTGATAATTTCTTCAACTCCGATTACCTTTAATCGCTCGCCGCCACCCTTGCCGCTTTTGTGCACTTCAAGTCCATTTGCCTGATTAAAGCTGTCAGCCTTATTCACAGGCTTGTCTGCCTGCTGCTCGGTTTCTTTCAAAACCTTATTGTTTTTTTCGTCCATAGGATTTTTGTACTTACTCATTTTTTCTGCTCCTTAATAAATCTTAATTCCGTAGTTGTTCATACTACTTCTGTATTCGCCACGCTGATTAAGTGGGTCGTCAGCAAGCTCCTTAATCGGCTTACTCTTTATCGGCTTGATTGGCAGCTTGTTACACATATATCTGATTTCATCGGCGATATGGTCCTCGCCGTCTGTGTCAAGGTCCTCAACCTTGTGTTCGTCATATTGAAGCGTTGGCAAGGTACGAATTGTATTTTTACACGTGTTGAATATATACATTCTCGGCTTGCCGTTAGCAGCAAAGGTAAATCTATAATGAACCTGCTGCCAACCGGCGATTCGATTATTGTCGCCCTTTTGGAAATAAACACCGTTTCTTGCCGCCACGTCATAAATACTGATACCTGTTGTTTTTTGCCATATAGCAGGGTCAGCAATGCCAATTATGTTTTTACCTTTCAGCCACCTATGCGTTGTTTCAATTTCCTTTACTCTTTGAAAAACTTGTTGTGGGTCCCACTGCAAGCCCTCGTTTGCTTCATTCTTCACACAGCCGTATAGTTCCATTATTCGGTATAGCGTACCGTCATAATCAACAGCCCACCAACCAACTGAAAAAGGCTTATGATATCCCCAGTCAAACGAACGGTAAATAGTCCAATTAGGCGGAATTTCAAAAGGTTCTATCACATGAGTGTATAAGCCTGTAGCCTGCTGCTCTTTTGTGCCTACCCTAAAATCCTCGAAAAACATACCCTCAGCCACGTCCCATAAGCCATATAGAAACATTCGCTTTTGCTTTTCGGGCAAATTCTTCAACTGCTCAATATAATCGGGCTGTGATTCCATAAGTGCCGTGTTATCTGTCACAAGTGCCTGAATGAAAGAATAATCATCAGGGTTTTCATCAGGCATATAGTCTTTGTCGATAAATATTCTCTTGAAATAGTGATGTGAAGCTCCACCGGGGTTAGTGGTGAAATATATTCTTTTGGGAAAATCATTCGCACCACGCAAGCAAAGCCCTATTGTTTTTATTTGGTATTCGCTTAGGTGGGTTGCCTCATCAATAAATATAACGTCATACTCTGTACCCTGAAATCTGTCGAGGTCCTTATCACGCTGACAATACATAAACTGTATTGTGCTGCCGTTAGGAAAATAAAAAATCTTTTCCTTATCAACATACTTTGCAACGCCAAACAGCATTGAACGCATTTCACGAATATGGTTATTCATCAGCTCAGGAAACGACTGTCTGACAATCAATATTTTTATCCCGGCAAAAAAGCAAGCGAGAAGTATCGCTTTTATCCTTACAAACCAACTCTTTCCGCCGCCACGTGCGCCGCCGTAACCGATATATTTGTGCTTATCTTCTAAGGCGAGCTTTTGCTTTGGATTCACTTTCGAAAAATCGAGGTCAAGTGTTACTGCGCCCATTCTTTTTTACCCTCTATTATCTTAATTTCAACATTCTTTTTATCCTCATCCTCTGTCAAATCATTAAGCTGTTTTATAGTGTCATTCATGGTGGAAATAGTGCTTGCAAAATCCTTTAACGCTCTTGTATCGAGTTTCCTGGTAGTCATTACTACCTCTGCTCCGGTTGATGTTCTGAATATTTGCCTGTAAAGCTGGTCTGGGTCGTCAAGTGCTTTTTTAAGTTCAAAGGCAAGCCTGTCTGCTGCCTCAATTAAATTATTAAGTTTTTGCGATTTATTCTTAATATCAGTCGCACGTGCGTTTTGTAAAGTGACCTGCGCCACATTTGACCTATATTTATCACGTTTTTTTACCCAATTTTGCTTTTTTCCTACCGCCGATACCCTCGACGGCGCTATTTTATGCTTGTTTGCAAGTGCTCTGTAAGACATTTCACCGCATACATATTCATTTTCAAGCTCTTTCCAATCGACTTTGCTCACGTTCTCACCTCTTACTTACCTTATCATTTCGATAAGCTTCAATGTCACACCCATAAAGCAAAAAAATAAAGCCCCTGCCTCTCGGCAAGAGCTTATACGTTCGTTTATTCTTTTTCTTCGTGGACTTCGTATGTATTTTCCGCCTGCGTATCTTCAACACCGTGGCGTTTGAACATTTCTTTCCAGGCGTCACCGTACATTTGCTTTAATAAGCAGTAACAAAATGCCTTAAAAGGGTTGTTGACGTCTCCCTCTTTGAGCTTAACCCAAGTTGTTTTGCCGTCATTCCACTTAACCACAGTCTTATTATCCTTTGTCACGATAATATCTTTAACGCTGTAGGATTGAAGCATTTGGGCAAGCGCTTTGCTTGCTTGATTTTTCGCCATTTTAGCGTCCATTTCTGTAGCTTTGTTAAAGCCGTTTTGATATGCCTCTTGTTTCTTTTGGTCAATAAGTAAAGAAGTAGCAGCTACAGCCACGCCTAAAAGCGCAACAAAAACAGCCGCTAATAAAATAATAATAGCAGTTTTCATAAGATAACCTCATTTCTCGTATTTTTGATTTATAAGTTGATACATTTCGCAGTTTTTGCAACCGCTTATGCTGTTACAATAGGTGTTAAGCCATTTGTCGCCTCTCTGTACGCTTGGAAATCTAAGCACAATG